TATCCTAATCCTACACTTCCATCATTTTCTCTGTGGTAAGCATCAAATACTGTTGTTGTTTTAGTAACATTGTAGTTTGTGCCACTATCTGTACTTAAATTAAATTCAAGTTTAACTCCATCAGTTTGTGGGTGGCAATTTACAATTACAAATTTATATGCTTTGTAAGTTGAGTCTAATCCAGTTGTAAAAGATAAACTTGCTGATGCCGAAGCAGTTTGAGAAGATATAAATGTAATACCATCAGCTGGTGCGTTTGCCAGAACAGTTATTCCAGTAACAGAAGTATTTGTGATTGCAGAAGAAGTAAATACACCACTTGTAGTAATGTTATTTGCTATGCTTCTAGTTATAGCACCCATGATATTAAATTGGTAAATATCTAACTGTGATCTCAGCTAAATTAACTGGTGCTGTTGCGAATGTTAATGTTGTACCAGAAATTGTATAGTCATCTGTTGGAACTAAACAAATACCATTTACAAATACTAATATGTTATCAACTGCTCTACCAGCATTTATTGTAAATGTTGTGTCAGTTCCATCACCAGTAAATGTACCTTTAGAATAAGTAAGAGAAACTGCTACTGTTGCAAAAGCAAGAGTACCAGTACCATTAGTAACAAGTGCTTGTCCGTTTGTTCCGTCAGTAGAAGGTAAAGTTAAAGTTAAATTTGATGCGATTGTGTCAGGTGCTTTTATTGCAACATAGTTTGCACCATTATCAGTATCTTCTGGCAGTCTTAGTTCAGCACCAGCTGTTGCATTTCCAGTTACAGCTAATGGAGTGCTTATTGTAGAATCATTAAAATCAACTGTGTTAGATGTATGATTTATTGTAGCAAGAGTAATGTTATCTACTCCGTCATAATATTTTAAAATGGGTGCAGTAGCCGAAGTAGTGTCTAGCCAAATTAATCCAGCAGAAGCACCAGAAGGTAAAGAAGTTCCTGAGTGTGATGTGAAAATAGCTTGTAATGCAGAATTTAAATCTGTTCTAAAAGAAGGGAATGATTGGTTGGCTATTACTAAATCGTTTTGTGACATATTCTATCTAATATATTATTTAAAATCCTTTTGCAATATAATCAAAAGTTCTACTTACTCCAGTATTACTACTATTTTTAAAAGCAATATCAAATCCTGATATTGTCTTATTATTTAAAGTATAAAAATCACCAGTAGCCATTCCTTGATTAGTAATACCGATAGCATAATTAACAGAATAAAATGGTCTTGTAAAGGTAACAGTATAAGTTCCAGTTCCACTTGTTAAATCATTTCCATTTTGAATAGTATCTTCAACATCTATTGTTACACTTAAAGCAGATACAACTGGAGTAGAAGCTAAGTCAGATGAAGTCATTACTAATCTAAATTTAAAATATCTTGAAGTATAATCGCCTACGACAAAATTTCTAAATGAAGTATAAGTTACATTGTCAGGTGATAAAGCGATTTCTAAATGAGCATTACAGTTTGCAGGAGAATCTCCATCAAAGTTAGAAGCACCATCATCAAAGTTGCCAGAAGCACTATCAAAAAGGTTATCTATATTATCTACACTTTGTGTTAAAGAAGCAGTTACACGAACAGTATAACTTCCACCTATATCAATAGGAGAAGCAAATAAATAAGAACCAGTTGGAGATAAATCAAATGTAGTTACACCAGCATCAAAAAAAGCTGTAGCAGAATCAAAGTTACCAACAGCAGAATCAAATATTTCAGTAGAGTCTAATCTTAAAGAACCACTATCAACATAAACATTAGTTTTAGTTCCTGAGAATGTAGGTGATTCAGTTTGAGTTAAAACAGCATTAAAGTTTCCAATCTCTAAAATGTTTGTAGATATAATAGCTTCATTAGGAGAAGCATTACCATTCTTGTCAAAAGCTTTCAAAAGATAACTGCCAGTCCTTGCCACGCAAGTAATTGATGTTGCTGGTCTTGCAACTTTTTCAATTAATGAAACAGAATTCTGCCAGTCAGCACCAGTAGTTAGTGTAGAGAAACGAATTGAATAATAAGCTAAATCTAAATCTGGTATTTGTGTCCAAGACAAGTGAGCATCACGACCAATAATATTACAAGAAAAATCTTGAACATCAGCAGGTGGTAATAATCCACCGACAATAGTTCTTGATGCAGAAGTATATGTAGAAGAAACTCCTAAAGTATTAAATGCTTTTACTCTTACATTATAAAGAGAACCATCTATTACGTTTAATATTCTTTGAGTTAATCCTTTTCCTTGTCCATGAATAATGTAATCGGTATCTGTACTTAGTTTGTATTCAACTTGGTAGTAATCTACAAAGCTATCTAATGAAGCACCGATAGTTACATCAAGAGCAGTAATAACAACACCATCACTATATTCAATTAGTTGATCTGATAATGTAACTGAAACTGGTGCAGTAACAGAAAAAGGATTAGGTAATACAGTATCAGCGATAGCAGGTGCTTCTAATTTATTTTCGTAATCGTAAAACTCGTCTTGGTGTTCTTCTATTCCAAGAGTTACTGTTGAATCTGAATTAATAGCTAAAGACATAACTCTAAATGGCTTAACACTAAATCCTGCTGTATCGTATGTAGCTGTAACTATATCGCCAATAGATAAATTAAGTCCTTCTGAAGTTACTGTTACTTCTGCTTTTAAATTGTTTCTTGATCTCTTTAATATGTTCTCGCAAATTTCTTCAGCTTGATAAGGAGAAGTTACTTGCAACATATCAAAACTTCTCTCTAATAAAGTTTCATTATCATCAGTTAGCATTGTTGCGTGTTGATCTGCTACGTCTAAGTGTGCATCATCAAATGGTGGATATGAAACTGTATCTGATTGATAATCTTTATCTGGGTTTGTATATGTTCCTATAACTCTGTTATATTTTTCTGATTTGCTTTCACCTTGTAATTTAACTTCGCTTACAACATTGTCTTTAGTTAATAGTAATTGAGATGCACCTGAACCTTCAATAATAATTTTATATTTACCTTGTGTGTAATTAAAGATTCCTCTCATAGGTACTAAGAGTTCTCTTACATTCTCTAATACTTTTTTCTCACTATCTAATACTGCATTTGTTTCAAATAAGTTTATCGTTGTAATAACTTCATTTACTGCTGTTGTGTTTGTGTGAGATGCGGCAGTAGTAGATAAAGCACCTCTTACACAACCAGTTAATGTATTTGTAGATTTTCCAGTATAAGTAATTTTTTCACTATCAATTAATATAGTACCACTAGTTGGAAAAGAAGTAGCACTTGTTAAAACAATAGAAGTTACAGAATTGTTTATACTTCCGTTTAAAGTAGTTGAAGCACCAGTATAAGGGGTTACTTGTGTGTCGCAAGTATTTGCAGAAGTTTTAAATGCATCATAGTTAGTTTCAAATGCACCATTAGGTATTCCTTTTCCATATCTGCTATTTCTTAAATAATCTAAAAGTATTAATGATGAGTTTAGTTGTGTCTAATCTAGGGTCGTATATTTTTTTACCTCTTAAAGTTATTCTTACTTCTGGCAGTCCATTAAAAGCATCTTGATTCCATTTAAACCTTAAAGCAACATAAGCTAATCCTGAAAGTTTATGATCTGAAGTCCAGTTAGTTGTTTCGTCAAGTAAAGAAGAAGCTGATTGATTGTCTAATCCAAAAAATGGTTGAATAGATATTAAAGATTCACTATTTTTATAAAAATTAGTATCTGAACTAGATACTCCTCTTAATGTTCCATCAGTTAATGCACCATCAAATGTAACTAACTTATCATCTACATAAACTTCATCTATTGCTTCTATCCCCCCACCACCACCTTCGCTAAGAACTCCAGCTACATAAAGATATTGATTATCTGTTCCTGAAGATTCTACAAATACTCTAGTTAGACCTACTTGTCTTTTTCCATAAACAACTGGAATAGGATTGTTGTTAGAGTCTTTACTTACTGTTACACCTTTAGCTTCGTCTTGTGAACTTTGTCTAGGTGCTTTTGGTTTTGGTGCAAGTAAATAGCTTATAGCTGTTACTATTACGAACTGTATAATTGCTGATACTACTGCTGGGGGCATAAATGATACTCTCTTTTAAATTTTTGTGATCTTCTATAAACATTATAATTTTCATCTGCTCTTATCCAGTTTACAGATTGATTAACTTCTATTTTTTCTTTAAAATATTCTATAACCCATTTCATTATTTGTTTAACGTGGCTTTTTGCAAGAACTTCAACTACCCAAATATTATTTCCACAGTTCCATTCATTAGCTTTTAATCTACATGACATCTCAAATCTTTGTTGTACGTTATCACTAAGGTAAGCCCAATTAGTAAAACCTACATCTTGATTTCCTACTCTATGAATTTGATACTGGTCTAAGTTTAAAGATGGTGTTAGCATTTTAACTAATTCTTCATAACTATATTTATCAAATCTTTTAAATTGTCTATGTAGATGAACTGTTCTATATAAGTCATTCATTAAACTGAACCCCACTTAATTTTTTTAGCAGTCTGACTTGCAAACTCCATTCCTTTGTCGTTAGGAAAAAATAGTTTTTGTGAGTTCTCAGCAGTTCTTCTTCCTGAAATCCTTTCAAAGTCTGCCCAATGTGATGAGATAATAATATTTACAGATGATGTCGTTGCGTTTTCTTCTAATGTAAAACTAGATATTCTTCCGTCAAATAAAAGAAATGGGTCAGCTATAAGTGCCTGAGAGTCATTTAAAAAACCTCTATAAACTTTTGCTTCTTTATTCATGTAATTATTATTTAT